TGTCGACATCGAGCGCGGGCGCGCCGCCGGCCCACAGCTTGCGAAGCTCCGGGAACCGCACGAGCAGATCGGCAATATGCCGCAGCCCCAGCCCGCGCAACTCCACGGTGCCGATGGACAGCTCCACCGGGCGGGTCTGCGGTACGATGTCGACCAGAGAAACCATCAGGTCAGGTTAGGTCACGCCGCCAACAGCCTCGCCCATCAGCGTGAGCATCAGGTTGTCATAGGTGAACTCATCCATGACGATATTTAGGGACGCATTCTTTTCGGTGACGACCTCCAGGTCTTTCGCCCGCACGCCATAGCGCGAGGAGAAGTGCGCCAGCGTCGTGATGTCGGGCGTAAATTCAAACGTCGGCACGTTGCCGATGTCGCGATAGGCGATGTCGCCCTCAAGCTGGATCGAAACGACGCCCTTGCCGATGTAATACATATCGACCAGCGGCGAGACCGCCCCGGTGTCGGGATGGGTCAGTGTGCCGAACACTCCGGTGTCGTCCACCAGCACCTCGCCGGTAAGCTGAAGCTGCCCCCATTCGTCCTGTATCATGCCGATGGCAGCGCCCGGCCGAAACATGACCTTGGTCAATTCCATCGTGATCTGCGGGCCGATGTCGTTGGCGCCGACGAATTTGACTTTCCCGATGATTTCGCTTTTGGCGAAGATGTTGAACGTGCCGGCTGCCATAGCTGCACTCCGTTAAGTTGGTTTGTTCTCTTGCAAGAGATCGCCGATGGCGGCGCGAATCAGGGCGCGCGCTCGCGGCAGTTGCGCCCGCGCGGGGCCGCGCAGGAAGCGCATCGCCTTGATGTGGGGTTGCCGCCGCTCGTAGGCGCGGACCGTCGCGCCGTCGCGGCGATATGCCCGCACCTTGACCATGCCGCGGCGCTTCGTGCCGGGCCCGCCATATTCGAGCGCGCCGGCGATGGCGCCGTAGTTCCGCGGCCCGTTGCGCAATACCCGTACCCGGCCGCGTATCCAGGTCGGGCCTTCGTCCACATAGGCGTGCGTCTGATGGCGCAGTGTGCCGGTGCGAACAGGCTCAGCCGCTTCGACCTTGCGCAGAAGCTCGTTCGTCAGTTGCGTGATGACATCGCGCAGCCTCACCCGAAGCGCCTGGGGGAACTGGTCGAGCCGCGCCAGTATCCGGCCGGTGTCGCTCTCGTCGATGCGAAATTCGATGCCGCCGCTCACGCGGCGATGTCCTCCAGCCGGAAGGCGTATTGAAACGTCAGGGTGATATCGATCCGGTGCTCTTTGGCTTCCGGGTCGGGCGGCAGCACGACGCAGCCGTCGTAGCGTATCCGACCATTGGGGCCGGTTGCGTCGCGCAATGTGCCGTCGCTCAGCACCGCAGCGACGATGGCGCTGCGGTAGCGCGAGAGCAGCACCCCGGCATCCGCCGTGCCGCCAGCCCGCACATAGACGCTGACGGCCGGCGACAGCTCCATCCGCTGCAATTCCGAGTGCCGTACGGTGCCCGGCTGGTCGAGCAGCGTCTCGATGCCGTCCTGAACAATGACCGCAGGCCGCGCATTGCCGGGCACGTCGAGCGCGTTGCGCACGACCGCATTGATGCCGCTCGTCGTTGCGCACAGCGCCGCCAACCGCGACAGGATCACTTCGCGCGTGTCAGCCACGGCAGAGCAAATTCACCCGGCAGAGCGCACCACCGTAATACTTCGGCGCAACCTGCGTAATGTTGCTCGGGTTGTCGTCAATCAGGATCACGTCGTCGCGGGCCGGCAGCCCGAAGCTGCCCAGCCCGGTCGGGCTGACGACGACCTGGATCTCCTGCGACTCGCCGGGTTCCAGCGACTGCGGCCCGAACGCCTTCACCGCGGCCGCGCATTCGATCTCCTCCGAGACCGTGGTGCCGCCGGTCGTCGGGTCCACCGCGACGTGCTGCAGCGTCACGCTCTGTCCGTAGCCGGCGATCGCCGCGTCGAGCCGCGCGATCAGGACTTGCGGCGTCATACAAGCCGGCGCCGCCGGCGCAGGATCGCACCGAGACCCAATAGACCGGACCCTAGCAATCCCAACGTCCCAGGCTCCGGCACAGCGATTTGGCTGATCGTGTCGGTGATGCCGGTCACGCTGGCGTTGTCGCCGGTCGCGATGTGCTGGTTGACCGTCATGTCCAGCGTGGTCGAGCCGAAAATCTCGGTCACCGGGCAGGTCGAGGTGTTGGGGTTGACGGTGCGGCTGCAGGAGAAAGTTGTGCCGTTGGCCGACCCGGTGAGGGTTGCGGTGGCGCTTGTCCCGGCCGGGGTCGCGTTGAGGGTGAAGTCTTTTTCCAGGTCGTGGATCTGAAAGTTGCCGGCCAGGGCCGGGTTGATCGCCACCGAGTAGGTGATGTCGCCGGCGCTGTTGGGACCGACGGTGCCGATAAACCCGACCGTGACATCGCCCTGTAGCGACAGCGCCGAGAAAGTCGCGAGGCCGCTGCCGGTGATCGATCCCGTCACGCTGGCGTCGCCGAACAGCTTGTCGCCGGCCGAGACGCAGTTGCCGCCCGATAGCTGATCTAATGTGGCGGCGCCGGAAAGGCCGAGCGAAGTCGTGGTGCCGTTGCACACCAGCGCGTGCGCGGGCAGAGAAAACGCCGACAGCGCGATGACGGCGGCCGCGGATAGAAGCGTTTTCATTTAACAGTTCCTTTCATACCGACCAGATTTTGTAAGGCGCCAGCAGGTCTCGGGCGCCGGGCGGGATGGCGCCGCCGCTGGTGCCGGCGCCGGCGTCGCCCGCGTAAACCTGGCTAATCAAGTCGGGGACCGTCTCCGAGCGCAGCGCCGGGTCGCGGCCGACCGCGAACCACCGCGCCGTCAGCCATTCGAGCGCAGCGCCCTGCACGTCAGCCGGGATCGGGTCATAGCCGGCGGTGTAGTCCACCAAAAGGGTCGTGCCGAGCCACGCCGCGACGGTCGTGCCGTCGAGCCGATAGATTGCGCCTTCCTCGGGATAGACGTCCCACGCCGCCACGTCGACCGCGGCGCCGTCCTCGCTCACCGTCACCAGCGGCACGCCGGCGTCGTCGACGACAATCGGAAACTGCCGGGTGCGCAGAGGCTCCCCCGAATACAGCCAGTTGTAGACGTAGCGGAATTGATCCTGATAGGTCTGCACCGCAAAGATCCGGTGGCAGTAGTTGTTGACCGCCGCCGACACCGCATCGATCTGCTGGGTCAGAGCCGCATCCTTCGAGGTGTCGGCCGGATCGATACCGAGCACGACCTTCGCATCGTCGAGGCTCACCAGCGCCAAGCTGTCGGCCGGCGTTATCACCCGCGTGATGCTGTAGCGAACATTCGTCGGCATCAGGCGGCGCGCTCGGCGTGGTAGAGCTCGAAAAACTCGCGCAGATCGAGCGGCGGCCCGACGCTGCCGTCCGACATCACCGGCACGGCGCGGTAGTCCCGCGTCTCCCAGCGGGCAATGGTCGGCGCCGGCGCGCCCGGAACCCCACGATCGCCCTTCTCGCCAGGCTTGCCGCGGCTGCCGGCGCGCGCCGAGACGGCCCATCCGTCGCCCGGCAATTCGCCGGGATCATCGCACCGCGCCCGCCACTCGGAGTCGCGGAAGGTCACGAGATCGTATTTCCGGTATTGCCGCTCGGGGTCGTATAGCCCGCACACCTCACCGACATAAGGCGCCTCGCCGCAGGCCGCGATGCAGATCCAATCGTCATGCGGCGGTTGTCGCGCCGTATCGCACCGTGCTTGCCAAGTACCGCCGGCATGAGAAACCACATCGCCCTCATAAGCGATGCCCTCGCCCCATTGTTTAGCGATTGGCAGCTTACCGGGCGGTCCTTCTTCCCCCCGTGGCCCAACTACGGTTTCTCCTGGTGGGCCAGGCGGTCCGCAGACGCTATCCCCCGGCAGTCCTTGCGGGCCACGCTCTCCGGCGGAGCCTCGGATATTACCTACGATTTGCCACGGCATTTCTATAGCACGCTTAGGTGCTGGGGATTTACGCACGCTCGGTTTCGGCAAGTATGACTTACAACGTGTCCATGCGGTATTTCGCGGCCGGCAATAAAAAGCGCGACGCGATGCGCTCGACGCGATGCTCGCCGAAACGTGAGATAGCCGTATCCATCACGGTCTTGTGTGCCCTGCCAAATATGGCAGTCGCCGACCCTGGCCCACTTTGAGTTGAAACGCGCGATTTCGGATGCACTAGCGGCAGACATCGGAGGTTGGCCTTGGGGAATGGAGAGCGTGAACGGCATGGTACGCAAAGCCGGATGGCGCAGGCAACCTCTGTTCGCGAAAACGCGCTTCGCGATGGAATGCTTGGATATGTCAACACGAAGAAGACGCATTGTAGAAACGGGCATCCATATGATCGCGTTTATAGCGGTCAGCGCTATTGCTCTACGTGCGAAGCTGAAAAATCAAAGCGGTTGCGTGCAAAATGGAAAGCTGAAGGCATAATCAGGATCTGAACTGATAAACATCGCCGGTCTCGCCGTCGAAATACAAGTCTCCATCGTGGCCGCCTGCTGCCGGCGGCCCGCGGCCCACATTCAACATCGCACCTCTTTCACCCCGCTCCCCATCGCGGACCTCGGCAAGCCGGGCGGAAACAGCATCAGCGAGGGCGCGCTCGGCGTTCGCCGCACGCAACTCGTTTTCCGCGCGACTGGCACGAAGTACGGCCATCTCCTGGCGGATTTCGGCTAGCGCTGTCGAGAATGACAGCTTCAGTTCCCGCTCGATGCGACCCGCTATGGAGCCGAGTTCCTCGGCGATGATCTCAAGCGGCGACGGCGACACGATGGCCTGATCGGACAGCGGTGAGGAGTTTATTGCCATCGACAGCTTCCGTATCCGTTGGCGCGTTATCTGCCCCGGCGGGCGGCGCCGCCGGCGGCGCGTCCGGTGCCGGGGTTGCCGGCGGCGCCTTGTCCCAAGCGCTGAGCGGCACGACCTGCTGCTGCACCCGCGGCTCGTCGCCGAACGGCATGGCCGGCAGATCCTCCTTCGCCCTAGCTTCGTTCGGAGAGAAGATGCCGCCCTGGACGCCGCGGGCGAGCCCCTCGATGCGGTCGCGAAAATTCGCCCGCAGCAGTGCCTCGAGGTCGAGCTCGAGATAGTCGTCGGGCCAGCCGCCGAGGGCGAAAACCCGCCCGAAGGCGTCTTCGATCAGGTTCGCCGCGAAACCGAGCCCGGTCGACACCCAGAACCCCATGAGAGACTCGGTCGAGCCCTGCGGGCCGGTGCCCGCCATCAACGACAGCAATGGCAGCGGCACCCGGTAAGCCGTGGCGATGCGCTGGTCGCTGACCTGGAGCTTCTCCGCCAATTGCGCGTCGCGGCTGGTGACAACAGCGGGCGCCCAGACGAGACCATCGGTCAAGATCGGCGTGCCGCCCGCGTTGATCCCTTGGGTGTGCTCGTTCCACTTGGCACGTAGCCGCTCGACCGCTTCCGGCTTGTCGTGAAAGCTGGCCGGTGTCTGCAGCACGCCGGACGGCCGCCCCTCGTTGGCGGCATAGGCCAGCGCCTGCGCTACCAGCGCGTTACTGACGGCAATCTCAAGCAGTGCCGCCTCTAATGGCGCGCAGCCTTGCAATGGGTTGCGCGGGTTCGGCAGCCGCACATGCAGCACGTCGCGCGCCGGCACCCGTTGCAACGCCTGCCGGTCGTCGGCAAACAGGCGCTCGACGATCGCATTGCCGGCAAGCTGGTAGTAGATCGCCCCGTCCGCACCGACGCTCACCGAGCACTGGCTCGGGGTCATCAGGTGAATTTCGGATATCTCGAAGCGGTTGTTGCGGATCGCCAGCCCGAAGGCAGCGCCCTCGCCATAGAGACAATCGGTCAGGTACAGGAAGAAATCGGTGGGCGATTGATAGCTATTCGGTCGCTTCAGGATCCGCGACAGCGCCGAATTGCTGACCCGCTCCCGGCCGCCATCGCCGTCCGCTTGCCAGTGCGTGCCGGCGCACATGCTGATGGTCTGGGCGTAAGCCTGGCGGCAGGCATAGACGACGGC